TAGTGTATGTAACACTATACCTTACTTCTTATTACTTAGTAGGGTGGACATATATGAGGAACAAGTGGAAGGCTAGAGTTAAGGAGGCTGAGAGGAGAGTTAGAGAAAGGGAAGAGATTGCAGAAGAACTTCAGAAAAGACGAGAAGCATCAGGTTATGTTTAACAATGGAGCCAAATACACAGAAGTATCGAAAGCAGGTTGGTACAATACTAAAACCTGGAGAGATTTAAGAGCGAGGAAGATAAAAGAAAGCCCGCTTTGTGTTATGTGCTTGGAGGAAGACAATATATGTAAGCCGGCTGAAGTGGTTGACCATATAGAACATATTACAGATACTTCCCCGGAGAGCTGGGAGAAGTTTAAAGACTACAACAATCTACAATCATTATGCGATGCTCATCATAGGGTTAAGACTCGTAAAGAGAACAGTAAATATAACCTACTTGATGAAGGAGAATTATTAATGCAAGAATTAGAGGAGAAATTAGAAGATGACTAAGAAAGAATTGAAAGTTCAATTAGATGAACTACTTATACCATACAGTCCACGGGCAACAAAGGCAGAGCTTGAAGAGCTACTTTCTATTGTGAGTGAAGCCGAGAAAACTGGGGCTGCTAATTTAAAAGGAGATGAAGAATTTAAAGAACTAGTCGAGGAAGTTGAAGAATCTCGCTATGCTGTACATTATACAGAAAAGGGCAAGGGGAAAGTCAAGAAATTCGTATACTTCCATGAAGCAAGACAGTTCGCTTTAGATTGTAAATCATTATCAATAAGAATCAAATCATTATAACAATGGAAGAAACTAAGGAAATTACGCAAGAAGAAAAGAATTACTCAACCAAAGCAGTTGTAACATTAGAGTTATTTAACGCCTTTATTGAGGCATGTTCTAAGCATGTACCTTATTACGAGTTTGAGGCATTGCTCTCAAGTATACGAAAGGACGCGCAGATTTACAGACAAGAAATTAAAGAAGATGGCGAAGCAAACCAAGAAACAGAAGGAAGCCCTGCAGAAAGAGAAGCAGGAGAAGTTCGAGCAAATATTGAAGGACCGGGGCGTTCAGACCTCACAATATGATAAGATGCTTATCGGTGAACTCATCTTTCTAAATGAAGTCATGGCATCTGCAAAAAAGATAGTCGATGAAGAAGGCGTTACAATTATAGATGATAGGGGAAACGAAAAGGTAAACCCAGCATTGACGTTGCACGGTAATTCATTGAAGTCTGCTTTAGCAATATCTCGCAAACTTGGGTTAGCCCAAAGAGATGCTAAGGAGTTGGGCCTGATAGAAAGTGACGATAGTGATGGGTTGGATGATAACGATTAGACTTTAAGCATTATGGAAGGGGAAGATAAGCAAGCGTACATTGATAGGCACATCGAAGCCGCTAAACAATATGCTAAAGATGTATTGAATGGTGATGTAATAGTCAACAAGTATATCAAGAAAGCAGTATTGAGGCAGGAGAAATTAGCTGATAAGTATTTTATATGTGAGAAGGAAGCTAAAAAGTTCTTTTCATTTGCATACTACCTAAAGCTAAGTAAGGCCGGACAGAAGCCAACAAGATTTCACCCGGCACCATATCAATCGTGGATCTTTTATAACATCTTCTCCTACTTTAAAGATGAAGCCTGCACCCGCAGGTTATTTAGAGATGTTACCATTTTCATATCACGTAAGGCAGGTAAAACAACAATAGCTGCAATACTTGCATTATACGAGTTATTGAAGGGAGATAGAAATACTGAAGGTTATGTGTTATCATTAACTCGTGACCAAGCATCTCAAGGACTTCGATATGCAAAACAAATAGTTAAAGATAGTAAGGCTTTAAGAAAGCGGGTAGATGTTAGACAGCACTACCTACAAACAACACATAACGGCACAAGTATTTTTAAGTCGCTACCGGCCAAGGCTGACCGCCTCCTCGGGCTATCACCCGGAATTATTGTGGTAGACGAGTATAGCGTGTTCCCTTCTAAAGATGAGGTGAATGCTATGACAACCGGTACACTTGCCCACCCTAACGCAATGGTGATTTATATTACCACAGCCTCTTTCTATAAAGACTACCCATTCTACACAGATGAGTATAATCTTGGAAAGAGGGTGTTAGACGGCGAAGACGAACTTGATACAGCTTTCTGGGCCTTATACGAATTGGACGACGACAAAGAAGAAGAGGACTCAACCATGTGGGTTAAAGCAAACCCATCAATCGGTGTTACAATGGAGCTTGAAACTCTTGAAGTGATGTACGATAAAGCAAAACGTTCAGTCACTGATTTAGTTGAATTCCAAACAAAGAATCTAAACATCTGGGCAGACAATGCGGAGGCTTGGGTATTAGATGCAGACATTAAAAAGGTATTTAAGAGTTCTGATTACGATAAATTAAAAGGTAAGCCGGCCTATCTAGGGCTAGACTTATCTGCTACTAAAGACTTGGCTGCATTAGTTGCTATTGTCGAGGACGACGGACACCTGCACACATTCCCATATTTCTTTTTTCCTAACAAGGACAATGAGAGGAATCGAATCAGGAAGTCTGGAATCGACTTGCAACGATGGATTGACAAGGACTACATAATAAGCCAGGACAGCAGGACATTGGACTATGACCAGGTTTACGATAAGGTAGTAGAACTTACCGAACATTTTGAAGTTAAAGGGTTAAGCTACGATAAGTGGAATGCCCAGATGCTTATAAATAAAATTGAAAATAACTTGTTCATTGATTTGATACCGGCTCCACAAAATGCTAGTTTCTTCAATGGCCCCATGAAATTTCTCGAAAGAGTTATTATCGAAAAAGGAATCACTCTGAGTTCAAACCCTGTTTTAAGATGGAACTTTCGTAACGTGGTTATCTCATACGATATTAATAATAACGTGAGGCCGGTGAAGAACAAGTCAAATGATAGTATAGATGGAGTAGTTGCATTGATTGAGGCAATCGGAGCCTACATTAGTATTAACTATGACACATACTTATCATTGTTGGAGCAGTATAACGAAACATTGAAAAAATAATAACAAATGAGTAGATACACGAACAGAGGTTCAGTGTGGAGTATTGCATACGAGTTACTTGGTATGATTAGCTCATTCGGTAAGGCGAGAGTAAAATACGATGTTTATGAAAGTAGCTACCCTGCTAATATAGAGGGAAGTGAACTCAAACCACCGGAGCCTGCTAACATTTCCGCGTCATATACGGCGATGAAAGTGTTGTCAGACGCTATCAGTCAGTTACCAATAGAGCTAACCAAAGAAGGAGTCCCGGAAAAGGACAGTAAACTTTATTATGCTTTGAGATACCGCATGAATCAAAACATGTCTAATCAAGCCTTTTGGTCAACATTGGAGATACACCGTAATTCATACGGTAATGCTTTTGTAGACATTAGGAGAAAAAAGAACGAGATCATACACCCGGCTTTAGTAATCGACTTCGATTTCAAAGGGCCTGGAGGTGAGTTACGTTTTAAGATTGATTGGGGCAACTCGAAGAAGATTTTAGGAACTGATAAGTTCAACAAGGGTAGACAAACAGAGTGGGTAAGAAACTCTGACTTGCTACATTTTAAGGGAGTTAGTACAGATGGAGTATTTGGGTTAAGCCCGGTTGCTGCAGCAGCACTCAATATGACGCTGCTTGATAAGTCAACAAATACAATCATCTCATTCTATCAGAACTCAGCAATGTCACCGATGGCGTTGGAGTCTACGATAGATAGTTCATCAGCCGGTAAAGCAACACTTGAGGGCTTAGGTGAATTTAATAAAAAGTACACCGGTACATGGAATCACGGTAAGACAATACAACTACCGCCTAATACCAAGCTGACTCCACTTCAAATTAAATTTGGCGATGCACAATTACTGGAAACATTACGGTTTAGTAGAGATGAGATTTTCTCACTTTATAACATTCCGAAGTTTATGTATAGTAATGAGTTCTCCAACACTATGGAGATAGAACAACAAACATTGCAATTTAAAACATTCACATTAGCATCTATCACTGCTGCCTACAAATCAGAGATGGAATTCAAGCTTCTAAGTAAGCAGGAATTACTTGATGGAGTAGAAATAGATATGGACTTAGATGTGCTTGTAACTTCGGACTTAAAAACCAAGGCTAATGCTTTTAAGGTATTAGTTCAAGCAGGTATCTTAACTCCTAACCATGCCATAGAAAAGATGGGCTATCAGCCTGTAGATAATGAATGGCTTGATTATCACTATCAGCAAACTCAGATGCTTCCAATAGAACTGTACGAAAGAAACCCATTGATGCAGAAAAGTATTGAAGGAGGTGGAACTGCTCCAGAGGAAAACCCGGAGGAGCCTGTTAAACCAGATGCCTCGGGAGGTTATCAACCTACAGACAAACTAGACACTACTAACCCGCCAAAGGGAGATGAGAGTCAACCAAAATAATGAAATTTTACAAGATGAGTGAAAAAATTAATCAACTCAAACCTAGTCTCAGACAACTAGACACCGGAGAACGAGTTGTAGAAGGTTATGCTGCATTGTATAGTACAAGAAGCAAGCTGCTTACCGAACATGGTAAGACTTTCTACGAGGAGATAGAACCGGGTGCCTTTGATGCGGTACTGGCTGACCCAGACTTAGACGTAACAGCTAACCTACAACATGATAGGTCAAAACTGTTAGCTAGAACAAAGTCAGGCACACTACATTTAGAGGCAGATGAACGTGGTTTGAAGTACAGTTTTACACTCCCTAACACACAGCTTGGTAATGATGTTGCTGAACTTCTTGAAAGAGGAGATTTACAAGATGCATCATTCAGATTTGCTGTTGCACCTGGGAATGTAAGATGGGGAAGAGTTCCCGGAATGGGAATGTTGAGAACGCTTAACGTCATTGACAAACTGATGGACATTAGTGTTGTAGATACTCCTGCATACGAAGGAGCAAACGCTGCTATATCAGCCCGTGACTATGACGAAATAGAAGCGAGCCTCCCCGCAGAAGAAATAACCCCTGAACCCGAAGTAAACACTGAGGAAAGGGCAATTGAAGATGTCGCAAATACTGACAATAAAGGCGACGAAGTAAACGCTGATGAGCCGGAAATAACTGCTAATGAGCCGGAAGATAGAGTGCTAGCTCCTGTCACTGACGGAGATGCTATCGCAAAGCTACAAGCAGATGTTGAGAAGCTTAAAGATATTGCTGCTACTGAAGCTATTGAAAGCAAAGCTAAAGAAACTCGTGATGCAATACGTGACGAGATAGCTGCTGAACAAGGAGTAAGAAGTACAGATAATGTAAATGAAGAGGAAGCACGGGCTGCCGATGAAGAACCCGAAAGTGAACAAAGAAATATTGTTATAAACAACAAAGAAGAAAATAAAATGGACGAAAGAAACTTATTTGACAGCATACGTTCTGCTGCACAATCAGAGGGTGGAACCCTCATCGCATCAGAGAGAGCACCAATCGACGGAGATACCGGAGCATTTGGAAACGTAATTCCTCTGAACATCGCTGAACTTGATATCTTAGGTAAAGAACCTATTTGGAAAAATATGGGCGCCAAGGTAATGGAGGGAGCAAAAGGAACATTTGAACTTCCTTATGAAAACCCAATCGTAGCAGAGTTGCTTGCTGAACTTGCTTCTGCTAATGGAGACACAACTACTCCTTCGGGAATTCTAATTCAACCGCATCGTTATACAGTTCAAAAGACGCTGACTATTGAGAACCTTGCTTCTGCAACTGACTCTTATCTTCAGTCACTTTTAGCTGATATGGCTGCTGCTGCTGACAGGAAGATTACCAATGACATCTATACTAAATTACTTGGTTATGCCGGTGCCGTAGCAGGAGCTGACATTTCTAAAGCTGGTTTCGACGCACTGCAAGGTGGAGCTGAAGTTGAGAACAACGGAGCATTCTTCGCTGCTCGTAAGACTTTCTTCGAAGCAAAAGGAGTAGCTATCGACTCTGGTTCAGGACGCTTCTTGGTAGAGCAAGTAAACGGAACTTCTGTTGGAAACGGTTCAACTTATGACGGAGTACCTTTCTGGTTCTCAAGTCTATTTGAAGACGGAGCTGACCAAAAGTATGTAGTTTATGGTGACCCATCACGCATTCACATTGCTGATTACGGAATGTTCGAAATCATAATCGACAAGTATACTAAAGCTGCTGAAGGACAGGTTGTATTTACAATCAACAAGATTGCTAACGTTGCTGTTCGAAATCATAATCGACAAGTATACTAAAGCTGCTGAAGGACAGGTTGTATTTACAATCAACAAGATTGCTAACGTTGCGGTAACTAATCCAAATGCGTTTGTTAAGACACCTGACTTAGACCCAGCATAAGTATCAATGAGTTAATAATTGGAAAGAGAAGAGGGAGAATTTATACCCCTGCTTAATTTCCTAAGTTTATTATTGCCCGGCCCTTTGTGGCTGGGTAGTAATTTCCTAACACCAATATTATGCTACCATATACAAACAAAGTTATAAAAGAAAAGATAGGTGCTTCAGTAACTTTGTCGCAAATAAAGCACCAACTTAATATTGAGCAAGACTTTTCGGAGGACGATGAACAGAGTGCTACGAGAGCTGCTGAAAATTATATAGGTGGCGACATAGTATTGACTCATAACACACTTGAGCTGTTTAATCACACAGGGCAGTACATAAAAATTGAAGAAGCACCCTTCCATAGCATAGATGAAATATTAGCTGATGGTACTCCTATTGTCAATTACGAAGTGATTTTGAAAGAAACCTATTTTGTTGTCAAACTTGAGGAGAGCATTACCGCAGATAAATTAGTAATCGAATTCTATACAGGGAAGGACGAAAATAATATACCTAAAGACTTGCTATCTGCCATTCTGGTTAAGACTACCGATTTATATGATATAGAACGTAGCTCTTACACTACCGGAACCAATTTCAGAAGCACTGAAGCGTTTAAAAACTTACTTAATTCATACAAAATCAATAGGTGGTAATATGGGACGAGCAGGTTTATTAGACGATGGGCGAAAGTAAAAGACATGCGAGCTGATGTGAAACGGAAGAAAGGCGACGAGATAGTTGATAACAATGAAGTGTTTGATGCTGTTGATTTAGTTGTTACCGTTCGAAATCAGCACGATATAAAGGAGATGGACAGGCTGAAAATTGATGGGCAGATGTATATCATCAAGTTTATCAATACAGCGCACCGGAGCCTTTGGAAAGTAATTGAATGTAGACGACTAAACGAGTAAGATATGGCTAATGCAGTAGGTAGTTTTAGAACTTATGATTTTCCTCTAGGTATTAGGATGTTTTTAAATGGTTACGATGAGGCTTTCACTTACCATAATCATGTTGTTAAAAACATTGTAGGGGCGTTTATGATAAATGACCAAACGATTTACAGGAAGTTCGTATCTGCAAAAAGGATGGCTAGAGGTAATCTTACTAAAATGGGATCC